TCATTTCAACCATGATTCTAGTAATCAATTCACCTTTTACCTTATCACTCATTTTTGTTGCCATAATCGTATATTTTTTAATTGTTATTACTTCGTTTTTGATGATGCAAAGATAAAGTAAACTTTATTAAATATAATATGTATGATAAAGTTTTATTTATTAATTAAGAATATTTAATAAATTAGACTTTATTAATATTAGGCCGTTTGATAAAGTTTGCATTACTTTGCAGAGTAATCAAAATAAAGTATAGTTTATGGAATTGAAAATAAAAGAAACAATGAATGAGAGAGGTGTCACTTCTGCATGGCTTGCAGAACAAGTAGGCATCTCAAAGGTGGCTGTTAGTAATATCATAACCGGCAAATCTTCGCCATCACTGGATAATATTCTAAAGATTGCTGATGCTTTGAATGTATCTATAACAGAATTAATAGGAGAAGAAAAAGCTGATAACACTATCACTTGCCCTCATTGCGGAAAGAAAATAAAAATAGAGAAAGGAGAATAAGATATGGAAAGTAAAATCTCAAAATTTATGCGTGATGACACGGTTGACAAAGACGGGAAGCTGGAAACCATTATGGATTACGTTATATCATGGACGCTAAGAATGGCCCAAAATTCATGTAGTACAGCAGATTCTTTACTATATGAATACTCGCGTGCCATTTTGGGAAAATTACTTCATAAAAATATTGATAATTTGACTAATATAGAATCTGTCAAAGTTGAAAAGCAATGCTATAATATAGATTTATGGGTTAATGTAGTTTTAACTATCAATGAGCAAAAGGAGAAACATGCCATATTAATAGAAAATAAGGCGTATTCTCCTATTCATAATGCAACAGATGAAGATGGAACTTCTAGGTGTCAACTAGAAGTATATAAGAAAAAATTTAATAGAGACTATGCTAACGATGAAGATGTTATTAAGCACTACTGGTTGATAACATGTCATGAAGAAGAGAAATACCTGAAACAGATTAGAGAGATATGTCAATTGCATGATTTCGAACTTATCCCATTAACAGAACTTCAAGATAATGGGGTTCCGGATACTCAAAGTGACATCTTTAATGAATTTTGGTTAAGGTATTGGTAAACAAATTATGCCGGAGTTAAGTGCTCCGGCACATTAATTGATTAGCCCTCTGAATTTCAAACGATTTATAATTTCGGTGTAAAGATAGTCTATATCCTCGCTAAAATCACCGTAATTTTGATACAGAAACACAACATCTTCGCAGTTGTTGGAAATTGTACTTTCAGATTGAATGCCAACAACCTTTGCAATTTCCCCTCTTATCCCGTAAACAGTCTTTCCACCGGCAAGTGTACTGGGTGAAAACAAGTATAGGATAATAAAGATGAACTTCTTTCTTTGGGTGACATTTTCGAGGCATGGGGGACAATCTCTTTCGTTGAGTATCTCAGCGAATACCTTATAGATTTCATAAATAAGGCTTTTATCAGATAGAATAGGCGTAGATATTGCATTCTCTTCTTCGGAAAGTTCTGATTTCTTGATTCTAATCTTTTTTAAGCGAATAATTCTATCAAAATTCAGTTCCATAACACGATTATTTTAAAAGTAAATAGTATATTTGCATCATAATCGTGTAAGATTTGGGAGAATCAATGCTTGGTCGTGCTGGCAGATTCTCCCTTTCTATTTTAAAGGCCTATTCCTTTTGAGAATGGCTTTATTTCTCTTGTCTACTTCTCTGCTCCATATTGAAGCGTTATAGATAGAAGTTGCATATAATCTCAATTCCTCGCTATTAGCAAGAAAATCTACTCGTAATGCCATTTTCATTGATTCAGCATACAAGTTCTGATCAATATAATTATCCATAATAGTTATTGATTTTATTTTCTAAAAAACATATCCACACTTATCTCCCAGATGGGCGACTGTAGAGGTAAAGGCGTAATGGTATTCACTGTATTTGCTCATTTCTATTCTTGTCTTACGCTTAATTAAAAAGCACCACCCTCACAAGCAAATAAAATGGAATCTACAACTCTATTTTTATCCATCCTACCATCTTTCGTTTCACATGAAGGATTTTCCTTGCTTCCTTTCAATATATTCAAATCTCCGTCAGCAAAAAGTATGAGATTTTTGGGTCTTTTTCGCATTAATTTCTTTAGATCTTTAATCCACTCTTCTTCTTTTTTCGTTAGTTTTATTGTTCCCATGATGCTCATTATTAATTTGTTTTTCGCAAATCCTTGATAATTCTTCAAGAACTTGCAAGGTTTTACTTGGTCTTATTCATTAAAAAACTTGGTCTTTTAACAGTTTGCTATTTTGATTTGACAACTAGTACTTCTTTCCGTGCATTTTTTCACGGAGTTGGTTTAAATTCATTTTTTATTTTAAAATCGAATTAATATGTGTACTTTTTCATATATTTACGGCAAAATAATAACACACGATTATGAACCATGATGTATTTATAAGTTATTCATCTCAAAACAGTAAGGCCGCACAGGCTATTTGTCATACATTAGAACAACACAAAATAAGATGTTGGATTGCTCCTCGCGATATTCCTTCAGGATCAGAATATTCGGATGTGATTGATGCAGCAATAATTAATTGCAAAGTATTCATAATCATATTTTCAGAATCATCATCCACGTCACTGTGGGTTAAAGGCGAGCTTAATGCTGCATTTACCGAACAAAAGTATATAATCCCATTTCGCATTGATGATACGCGCTTGACTGGCGGAAATCGTGTCATCTTAAACCAGTTTCATTGGATTGATGCTTACCCAGATTACGAGCAAAAATTTGCCGAGTTAGTCGAGTCAGTATCACGTATCATTGGAAAGCCGAAAAACGAACCTCAACAAGTAAATACTCCTCCTGTTACAAATTTAAAACAAGCTATAAAATTCATAGATCGTAATGAGCCTTGCCCATGTGGTAGTGGCAGAAAATACAAAGATTGCCATGGAAGATCACAAAAAGAATAGTGTGCAGACTACGTTTGATGCATATTTCAAGCACTTCCCGGATAAAGTCAATGAAGATACCCCCTTCAAGTGGCTTCCCCTGACGGAAGTGATTAATGTAGTCCTTACGTGCTTGGATGGTCGGGATCGGTTGTGATAATTGTAATGCTTTGGTAATATCATTTTAAAGGGTTAATTACTTTTTTTCATATTTATCAATTCGGGATTATCATGGATATTACCAATCATAATAGTATCATCCATTCTTGTAAGGTCAGATTGCCCGAAATAGAATAAATTTCGACCATTAGAAAGTTGAAAACGACAATTATCATATAGGATAATAGCTGTATATTCTTCTGGTTCAAAACCAAATGTAACAGTGTGAAGAATATCCCCTTCATAGATTTCTGTTCCGTTCTTGTCGAATAAGCCTGTGAATTGTC